TCTGCTACAGATATACAAGTAACTGTTAATAATGTGATATATGATTAGTACAATATCTATGCCACCAGAAATTTTTCTACTTGTTTTTTTAATTGGCATAGCTTTCACCTGAACACCCTCTACGATATCATTCACAATATTAGAAATAGCACTAACTCTTGGTATGCCTAATTCATATCTTAGTCTTCCACTAATTAAAGAATTATATACAGGCTCTCCAGTAATAGCATCTCTTAATACTGTTTTAATTTTTTTCTCTGAATTTACAACCGACTTTTTAAAAATTTTATTTAGTTCTGGCAACATAAATGTTAATATATCATCAACAATTTTGTTACTACCGTCTTTTAATGAGACGTTAAATTTCATTGTTTGGTCCAATTAGTAATAATATAATCTAGGGACCCAAAACCTATAGGCATAGGATCTCCAGCTCTTTGATAATCATATATCACATTATTAACAGTTACTTGTATATCTGTAGCAGATTTTAGTTTAGGTAATAGGGTATTTGCACAAATAGTTTGCATCGCTCCATCAGGAACATTGAAATTTTTAGCATCCCAATTCACAAAATATTTACTATCTACAATTACGCCTAAGTACAGAGTCTCTGTAGTAGAACCTCTAACCATACCAAAACCATTACATACTGGACAAATTTGACCATCTATGAATGAGATAGGGCCTGTTCCATTATATTTATAAGCAGAAGCTTTCGTGATAGGATCAAACACGCAATTATTGCATAGGTTATTCGTTTTGTTAGATGAAAAGCTTAGCTTACAAGGTAACGAGAGAGCATTCTCTGCTAATATTTCGTCTATGGCAGTATTAAAAAGCTGTTTGAATTCTGTAGAAATAATATTGCTCATAATTGATTTACAATCTGTGTTGTGGGAGTTTTGACTAGTGTTACTGTTTTGCTTTGCTTGTTTACTAAAGTTACCACGGTTTGTGTGGTGACAACAGTGTTAAGAATAAATTTCATATTTAATCATGATTAATAATCAAGCCCCATGAACCTATGCTACCCTCATCTAAAGACCCGTCATCTGCAATAGTAAGCACCCAGTTTCCTAATGAGCTAGTTCCATTTACGGAATTTAAATCACCTGTCAAAGTTAGATTATTGTAATTAATAATAGATGTTTTATCTACAATATTAATTGGCTCATTAGATTGGCCATTATATAGGAATTTACTGGAATTAGCTTTTGGAGAAAAGACGATATTGAAATTTTGTACATTGTTCGTGATTTTTTCATGACCAGACAATAGTATTGTGTCTCCTGTAGGAGGAGTTAATAGAATTCTTAAATCCTGTGGATATCTGTATGAAAAATTATTGATTAACACTTCTATATAATTAATGGTGAAATTGTCATCTACAGTTATAGTATCAGATGCTTCGCTCAAAGAAGTTGTAGTAATACCATTTCCATTGTATTGCACATCATTAATATCTGCTATCCTAGAAAATTTTTGTGTTCTAGGAAATAAATATGGATCACATCTTAAATTATTAATATCTACAGAAACATTTTTTTGAATAAAATTAATAGTTCCTGTTAATAGTCTTATAACCTCAAATCCACTACCAGTGTATGTTTCGTTAGGTGTTTGTATTTCCAAATCATAAGTAGCAGTAGCATAGTTATAATTCTGAGTAGTCTTAGCTGGTATTACGACCTTGATAGAACCGTCTGACCCTGTTACTATTTGATAGTCTGTGGTACTTGTCGTACTGCTAAAGTTTTCTTCTATTCCTGTGTCCGAAACCCATCTTAAAAAGACACAATAGTTGTTGAGATTGATTGGAACACCATCCTCATCAGTATAATTGAAGGTAACTTCAAAAATATTTCCTGCTTCTATACTAAAATCATAAATATCTGCCATAATATTTCCTTAGTGGTACATGCTTCTGTATCTATCATCACTATATGGTAGCATATAAGGGTCAAACTTATTCCCAACAAATGGGCTTAATATAGCTGCTATATTTGTAGCATTTGCTATTTCATGATCCTCTACAAACTTGTAGTATAATGCACATGGGCCTTCTTTGAGTAAAATTTCATAGCCTCTGAGATTTCCACCAACAGCCAAGCTTGTTGGACCCATTTGGGCTTTAATACCTTCTAGGGCAGCTTTAGTTCTAAAAGTACTTTGGTCTATAATGCAAGCAGCTTTTAGTACAATACTATTGATAAAAACCTCATCTTTGGTGCTACTATTAGATGGGTCTGGAGATATGGTTTCATCTGTGACACTAATCTGATATGTATTAGCTAGTGTAATATCTTGATTCACAAATTGAGCAGCAACGGCCGACACCTGATCTAGTCTGGCATCTGAATATGTATAATTGTCAGAATCCAAATCATTAATCAAAACCCTAACCATCAATCTCACAGGAGTTTTCCATGCTGTAGACATAATATTGGCCCTTAGAAGTAATACTTGCTATTTTATAGTACACCTATATTAAAAAAGGGCTGGGAAAACCCCAGCCCCTTAGTAACAACTATGGTGTCAAGCTTCGATTATAGCGAGCCTAGAAGAACCCTACGGTTGTCTAGAACAGCAAAGCCTTGCTCTGCCCAACCATAGAAACCAGCTCTCTTCTGACGATGAAGAGTATCATCTTCGAAGATCTGAACTGATTCACGAACTGGCATAACGAAACTATCCCTTCTTCTAAGATCTAGACCAACAACGATTTCTGTATCGCCAGTTGGGAAGGAGCCACTCATTGTATCGTCATAGAAAAGGTTGTATTCTTGACCGACACCTAGCTCATCTAGGTCATGAAGATTAACACCAAAGATACGGTTGATAGCACCATCAGCGGCGGTATAGATCTCTCTACGAGTGACCTCATCAACCTGATCAACATTCCAATTTCTAAGATCTTCCATTGCTTCTGGTGAAACATAAAGATCTGTTAACATACCTCTGTTATTGCTGGCGCTGTTACCACCACCATTTCTACGCATAACAGTTTTCATGAGGCTTACTAGTCTCTTTGTGAATTGACCAGCAACACCATCATCATCAAACACCACAATATTGCGGTCAACACCAGCCGCAATGATTGTGTGCCAACCATCATCATTCATCTTTTTGACGAACGATTGCTCGAGGACTTCCATAGCACGACCGACCACATCCCAACGAGCATCACGAGCATACTTAAGTAAGTAGTCGATTGAAGAACCAATGTCATAGGTTGGAACCATGACATAATCGCCTTCGACATGACGCTCTGGAATAAGACCATGATTTGGTAGTGTATATGCTACGAAATCTTTCTCAGTACCAGGAGCTAAGAAATCCAACTGAAATTCTGGAGTTGCTCCAGGAGCTAGTTGGATTGGCTCAAAAATACCATTAAGGATATCGCCACTAAGAATACCCTGTCTCAACGGTAATTCAAGAGCCTTAGCAAACTCTCTAGTAGCTGCTAAAGCAACATTTTTGTCTAGAGAACCAGATTTTACTAAAAGATCAGTAAGCTCTGGGGTGGCATTAAAAGTATTAGCTGACATAATTTTTTTTCTCCCTTTTTTCTTTATTAGGCAATGTTGACTGCTACTTTAGCATAACCATCTGAATCTTTTTTACTCAAAAATCTACCAATTGCTGCGTTATTACCACTATCGGCATCGTTCCCGATATAGCCGCTAGCAGCAACATAGGCAACATCACCAGCAGCAGGGGTGCCACTAATGAAATTGGTAGTTACTTGACCAACTTGTAGCAAAGTAACTTTGCCACCCTTTTGTACTTCGTCTTTATGATAATTGATGTGCTGTCTTGTAAGATCAAGATTAACAACATCATTTAAAAGAACACCGACTGGTTTTGCACCGCTAGCAACAGCTGCATATGCAACGACAGAACTAGCGTCGTCCATAGCTACGCCACTACCTTCACTGGAAATTGATGCAATACCACCTCTAGTTGCTGTAGCAGAGCTAGAGAAAAATGAAACGTCTGTAACTGTTTCTAAACGATCAGGTTTTAATGCCATTTTTATTCTCCCTTTTGGTTTGTCTTGCCTAACCTGTTGTAAACAAAATCTACAAGAGCCGCTCTTGTATTTTCTACTTCTTCTGAAACTTCACTACCAACACTGAGGTCGGCATCATCTGCCAATTCTACATCTTCAAGAACAGAAGCGTCTACTTCTTCAGTTTCTTCTACTTCTGCCTCTGTCTTTTTCTCTTCTTCTTTCTTCTTCTCGATAGCCTCTTTAAGGGCTGGTGGCATACCTGCTTCGGTTTCAGTTTCAGCAGGTCTAGAAGATTTGAAGGTTTCTGCGATAGTTTCGAATTGTTCGTCTGTAAGAGCTTCAAGATTAGCAACTGTGGTTTCTGCTTGCTCAGAGGTCATGCCAGCATCAACAAGAGCTGCCATTCTTTTTTCTTTCTTCATTTGCTCTTCCATTTTAGCTTTTTCTTCTTTATAAGCAGCAAGTTCTGCGGCCATTGTTTCTAGCTCTTCGCTTTTGCTCTTGAGTTCTTCTTCTTTTTCTTTCATTTTCTTTTCATGCTCGCCAGCATTAGCTTCTAGTTGTTCTGTTAATTCTACTTTCGACGCTTCAGCTGCTTCATTAACGGATTTAAGCTCAGCAATCTGAGCTTCTAATTCTGCAAGCTTTGCTTCGTGTGCTGTGACTGTTTCTTCTTGAGTACTCATAGTTTTATCTAACTCCTTTTGTAATTCGCTGTTTAAAGATTTAAGTTGTTCGATTTCTGACTTTGATGTTGCGAGACTAGTATCATAGTCTGACTTGATCGTAGCCATAGTTTGTTGTAATTGGGAAAGTTCGTTTTCTAAATTCATATGTACACCATCATTTTGAGAGTTAGAAATTTTATTACTTTTTAATACACCTGTTTTTTCGAAAACCGGTTTTTTTTGTTCGTTAGCAAAAATAATTTTTGTTAAGTCTTCTTTATTGAAAATGATACTTTCAGGATTAGCTGGTCTATCTACAAATCCTTTTCCGGAAAAAGTGATACTTCTGAGCACTCTACCGATAGTATAATTTTCATGTTGTCCACTACCACCATAAGCTCTTAAATGCTTAGTTAAAAATGCGGTGTCCTCATTTCGTGCAACAACTTTAAAATTACCTTCAGCATCTCTTAAACCATAATCAAATCCTTTAAAATAACATTCCATGCTAACGTATTTTTGGCCTTGTTGGATTTGTTGAATTAATTCTTCAGCTCTTCCTTTTAATTCAGGATCAGTAAAAGCTCTGTATATTACAGATCCTGTAATAATATGAAATTTATTTGGCAAATCTTCAGAGGCCATACTCTCATCAAGAGGTTTTCCTTCTTCATCAACTGCCCAGTTGGATACAATATGTCCAACAATTGTTTTTTCATCATGCTCTAAATTGGTTGGTTTATCTTCTGGAGTCTTCCTAGCTGCCCACACTTCAGACGCGTCAAAAATATCATCATTTTTATTCCAGTTAGATGTCACTAAAATAGACTGCACATAGTACAAATCATCGTCATCATATGATGCAGAAGATTTCCAATTATGTTTAATGGTTTTATTTTCTGTGGCTGGAAAGGCCAAAGAGGCAAAACTAATGTGTGATTTTGCAGATGATAGTAATTCAGATACGCCATCGTCGTATTCTTGTTGGAAAATATTCATATTTTATCTCGCGTGAGTATTTGTGTAAAAAATTGCTTTTGCGTTTCTTTGTTCTTCAACTGTCAATGGTTTGTTCGACTCGTTGTTCATACCAACTAACCAATTTTGATAGTCTTTAATAAGCTTATTGTCTATTTTTTGGCTTACTAAAGAAGCTATACTGTCTGAATTAATTACACCGAAAGGTTTAAGTTCGAATAATATTTGAGTTTTTAGATTTTCTAAGTATTTGTATTCTGTATTAGACAATGATCTTAGATTTTTCTTTTGAAAATAATCTAAAATGATTGGATTAATTATATCGTCTATTTGAGTTTGTGCTCCACATGCCCATAGCATAATTTTTGCTCCGGTCTGTGGGGCAAATTCCTTCGTTTTCCTTTGTTGTGTATCTGTCTTATTCGGGGGTCTTCCTTTTCCAGATCTATCTTGCAAAGATTTATCGGGGTCATCTTTACCCAACTTCGTTGGTGGGTTACCATTGCCTTTCAAATCTTGTTGTTGTTGAAGTCTAGTTTTTTGATTAGGATCTCTTAACTTTAGCTTCAAACCAACTTCGCTTGGCGTTACCGAGCCAGACTGTAAAGCAATTTTCTGAAGTCCTCCCTGTAAATTAGCATCGTGGTATGGCCCAGCTTTTGGCCACAGTTTACCCACTTCTCTTCTTTTATTTTCTTTTGCTAACCTTATTTTCTCTATACCTGAGTTGATGTCGAACTTAGCCTGTAATAACTCATCAGATATTAAATTACGATCAGCCAGCTGTATCAACAGTGCCTTTTCCGCTTCTTCATTTGACAAATCCATTCTATCAAATTCAATAAAAGCAGGTTCTTTAAAGCCCATAGCTTTCTGTAAAGCGATTATTTCTTGCTGCCAAAATCTTGTCAAGATATCTCTACCGTATTGAAGTCTTTGAGTCAAAGTTTTTAAGCTAATAAAATTATTGGTAGTACCAGCAGCACCATACGTACCAGTTAGAGTTGGAGGAATACCAAGACCAGCATATATACTATTAAGATGAGGAGTATATTTACCTTCTCCTAAAAATTGATGAACATTGGTTTTACTCTCTATTAACTCAATATCTGGACCCCACACAAGATCCATTGTTCCACCACCAACATTATTTCCTAAAATTTGAGCTAGCTTTGATGTTGCTGCTTTTGTTGGAGCGATTTTATGTTCTAAATTACCAAGTTTAAATATTCTGATATTAGATATGGCACCATCCAGAGCAGCCATATCAGCCAATTTTAATTTTTCAATAATTGTAATATCATCCATGATTGCGTAAATCATAGGGTAGGCCCAACTTTGCCAGTCATCCTTCTTGTAGTGGTATACAGCAGTTTTTTCCGGATCCAAAGCATAAGCCTTTTTCTGTTTGGCGGCTTCAACAATAGCTGCTGGTAGCTTATTTACAAGCTCTACTTCCTCGGGACTTTTGGGAGAATTGATAATTTTCCTCAAGGCGGCTGGCAAAGTCAGTTGGTACCTTTTGTTATTTGAAAAAGATGAAACTGCACCCCCATAAACATCAACATAATACGGATCAATAAAAGTATATTTCCAAGGTATTTCTTTAGCTTCAACAGACATGTCTAAAATATCTGTAATTTTTATATCTGCTGCTTGAGCCTTGAACATTTGCTGTGTAGATTTTCTGTTCAATTTCGCAGTTTGTTTATGTATGACAATATTTCCTGTTTTATAAAGATTATTTAGAAATCTTTCGCTTCTGTCTCTACCATTAATCTTATTAAACCATGTTTGGTAGAATTTTTCAATCCTTCTTGATGGGTGAACTAATCTAATACCTTGACTAGAAAAATCACCCATTAAATCTATTACATTTTTTACTAGGCCTACTCTATTGTAAATATCTTCAGCCTTTTTGATAATTAGCTTAAAGTTTCTTGGTGGTTCTTCATCTGGTCTAAAATAGTAATAGTCAGATTTGGTTAAACCTGGACGACCAGAGGTGTTATTGTCTAAATTTGAGTAATCCAAACTATATCTTCGAGAACCTACAGATTTTTGAATGCCTGTATATTCATCTAAAGATTCAGACGATAAAGACAACGCCTGTTGTTTGCTTTCTAGGTCATCGCCCCAGATTACATAGGCATTTTGACCCGCAAATTCTTCGTTGTTGTCTGACTCACTCTTAGGGTATTTTTTCATTATAATTGTAATTGCATTGTAATAGGAATGTTGGTTATTGTTTTATACACCTATTTATAGTAGACTCCAGTATATATATCTTCATTAGCTCCTTCTGTAAACCAAGCTGGTCCTTTATACATATCTCCATGATGCTTTTCTACATCTCTTCTATTACCACCAATAACTTCGTAACTTACTGCTGGAATTTTGTTTTTAATTTGTCTGGCTAACATATTGGCGATAACTAAAGAACTATATCGGTCTTTTCTGATTCTTCCCTTTTTACCATTAGGTAGTTTTACTTCTGGAGTGTCCCATCTGTCTCTTGCGTTTGGCCCGCTACTTGTTTTGCTCATAACAATAGTGGTTAATTCATTCTTCAATTCTTCTATCTCTAATACGCATTCACTTAGACTGTCATATATGGGACTAAGATCTGCATCCATAATATCTCTATTTTCTTTGTTTAAAGCTAGACCAAGAGAAACGCTATCAAATCTAGGAAATAACAGTAATTTATCTTCCATATCTTTTCTTAGACCGTGATTAGCCTCTGCAGTCCAGTCTGATCTTGCGAATTGAACCATCTCTACAATATGTAAACCCGGTTGATTATCAGATTCTTTAGCTTTCTTATCTTCAATAACGGGCCAGATTAATACTTCGCCAGGATCTAAGTTTTTAGGATTGTGTAAAGCTTCTTCGATGGCTATACCACCACCCTGAGCATCCATACCAATTCTAACCGGAGGAAACAATTTCATCAGATTTCTGATTTTTCTTGCACAGAAGCTGTAGAAATCTTGATCTTCTACCAAGCCAGTTCGTTGGCGATCTTTAAAATTCCCTCTATTAGTAGTCCAACAATACACGACTCTATTGTGAGTTGGATTTAATTCTATCACTATAATACTAAAATTATCTTGCTCTGATGCTGGGTCGATACCATAAACATATTGTTTAGAATTATCTCCAGCAATCATAGCATCAAAAATAATAGTTTCACCATTAATATTAATAGGGTTTTTTTCTGAAGTTACACAACTTTCTATTAAGCTTCTCTTAAAGAATCCCTCGCTATCTTCTGTAAAACATGCAGCATATTCCATATTGTATATACCAGTATGGATTGTTGCTTTAGCTCTAGCTACCTGAGTATCATCCATAAAACCTTTTGGAATTAATTCATATGGCACCCTAATCACACTATAATCTCTCCAATTAAAGTTTTCTGGAACTTCATCTTGAAAGACTTCTCTTAATTTAACAGGGTCTCCCTTGCTCTGTATGATAGCTTTATATCTTCTCCAGTATTGAGCAAAATGCTTAAAACTATAGTCCGCAGTACCGCTAATAATGGCTTGGTTACCCATTTTATACTGCAAAGCCTCCATTTCATCATTCCATATACCAGCCTGTTGCATCGCCTTTTTACGAGCTTCTTCTTTAACATTTTGAATTGGACTTGCGCTAACAGCAGCGAAACCAGCAACAACAGTTTCATAAATTTCTGGAGACATAGAAGCAAATTCGTCCGCAATAATAATATGAGCTCTAAGGCCTCTGATCTTACTGCCATCACCCATTGGAATCGCTATTGTCCAACTATCGCCTAGTCTTAATGTGCATCTATCAACATCTCTACGAGGACCATCTTCATTCCCGCTAAAAATACTTCTCAAGATTGGACTGCTTTTCCATATATTATCCATATATTCAAACAGAATTTTACTCTGCCTAAAACCAGCACCAACAACCACAATTTTAGTTCCAGGAACAAAAGTACATTTAAGTATACAGTATAAACTCATCAAAAAAGATTTACCAAAACCACGACTAGCAATAAACATAGGAAATGGTCTAGTCCAAAATTCCTGTAAGATAGATACCTGTATAGGATGTAATTCTATATCAAATAACAGTTTACAAGCTGAAGCTAAATATTCTGTTTTTCTGAATATTTTCATCAAATGCTTGTCTGGATTTTCTATGTCTTGCTTAGATCTGTGAATCATCTTGTTCTCAGGCAGAACTAACTGAGACAAATCACCTAGACCAAGCCAAGCGTCTTCATATACTTTAAGTTTCTTGTCTTTCAATTTCGTAAACCCTTCTCATAATAGCCATAGCTGCTTTTTCAGCATTTTTAGGAGTATCACCAAAAATAATATTGATATTGTAATTGACCATATATTCAGACAATTTCTTAAGTATGAAATTGGGAGATATTCTTATATATTTTCTTTTGTGTTGAGGTATTTCTGAACCTTCTGGATAAATTAATACATCTGTAAGACTAAACTCAAAAATCATAAACCTATATTTAAATTCTGCCATTCGTTCTAGTTCATTCACAAAACGCTTTTCTGTAATATTAGAAGCAATCTCACTAACACTTTTTTTTCGTTCTATACATAACTTATCTTGAAATCCAGCCAGAGAATAATCTCCAGTATCAAGCTTAATATTAGCCGTAGAGTGTCTAGGGAATTCCCAGGCTTTCTGCTCTCTGGTATCAATCAATATATGAAAATCACTATAATCTACCATGTTTATTGTATAAAATCTTGAGGAAAAGAGCTGCGTAAGCTTCTTCATTGTTATGTATCATTTTATGATGTTTATAGCACAATGTTATACCATTGGCCACCAAAAATCTTAATCCAGGATTGTCTGCCCATTTTTGTATATGATGAGCATTCAGCCTTGACTTAAATACACAATTTGGCCATTGACAAGTAAATTTGTCTCTGGCAAATACCTTTTTTCTCCATTCTTTATAGTTTGGATCATCAAAATTTCTATTCATTCAACATATCCGAAACCAGATCGTCAAAAGTAAGTAATGGTTGCCATCCAAGAACTTCTCTAGCCTTAGTAGATCTTCCACATAGGTAATCTACTTCTGCTGGACGACAAAATAAATGATCGATAAATATATATTCCTGATAGTTTTTTATGCCTATTTTACCAAAAGCAGTTGACAGAAATTTATCAACAGTATATGTCTGATCAGAAGAAACCACATAGTCATCAGACTTGTCTTGCTGTAACATTAACCACATTGCTCTAACATAATCTTTGGCATGTCCCCAATCTCTATGAGCGTCAAGATTTCCTAATCTAAGTTTAGGATAAGAAATATTATTGTAAACCAAATTTTCTCCTATTGGTTCTACTTCAATAGGGCTAAGATTGTTTTTACGACACCATCGTAGAAAAGACTTAATCCATTGAACAATCTTTTGCGTAACAAATTGCTCCCCTCGTCTCGGACTTTCGTGATTAAACAAAATACCGTTCGACGCAAAAAGCCCGTATGCTTCCCTGTAAAGTTGCAACATTCTGTGACTCGCAAGTTTAGATACTCCATAGGGACTCTGCGGCAAAAACTGTGTACTTTCGTCTTGATATTTTACACCATTATTATCTATAGAATAATTTCTGCCGAACATTTCGCTAGTACCAGCTTGATATAGTCTTGTAGAGGGACTCTGTTTTCTTATAGCCTCTAAAATATTCACCACACCTTCGGTATTAACTTGAAAAGTGAAAGACGGCTGATTAAAACTAGTAGCTACATGACTTTGAGCAGCTAGGTTATAAAATTCATCTGGTTTATATCGATCTATGACATCATAGACGTTAGAGCTGTCACACAAATCAAACTCACACAAACTGAAATTAGGATGCCCTAGTACCATTTCTATTCTAGAGAAATTATTTGTGCTGCTTCTTCTGTGCAAACCTATAACCTGATAATTTTTCTCTAATAGAAGTTCTGCTAAATAGCTGCCGTCTTGTCCTGTGATTCCTGAGATAAGTGCTGTTTTAGTCATCTTCTCTTACTGTCTCCGGTGTTAAAAATGGCTGGTCTACCTTGTTGTCATTGTATGTATGATACTCTGTAAGTTTCTGTTTTGCCTTTTCTGTAGCAAGTTTCAAAATCTCCATTTCCCTTCCTTCTTTTTCTCTTATATCCTCATCCTCTAACATTCTAATCAGTCCAACCCAACTGCTTTTTCCGTCTTCTATTCGTTTGATTCTTTGTTCTCTAGTTGCTTTGAGATCCTTGCTAATCTTTTGTTGCTCATTTAATAGTTTAGTATATTCATTTGTATAATTTGTTATACTGTTGCGAGCAAAGCTAAGTTGAGTTTCTAAATTTGCTAGTTTTGGAATATCTCTGTCTTCATCACTCTTGGCATACTCCTTGTCTACTTCTCTCTGTAGCTTCTCAGTGTCTGAGATGTGCCTCTTACGCTCTTTCATACTTCGGTTAATCAATATGTCTATTGTTATAAACTGCTTGATCTGAAGCTCTTCTGCGGGCAATACATCCTCACGAAATTGCTTTACCAAGTTCACCCATGTATTCTCAAAATATTCTAACTCTCCACTATCTTCGTCAAACTGCCTGGTAATTTCAGACCAAAAACTTTTGCCGTGTAATTTATGCTTTAATATCTCATGATCTTTCTGCTCGTCACTAGAAGCAAAAATTTGATTTTCTTTAATATATCTTTCGATAGGTTTTGTGCTTCGGTTAAGAAATTCAGCAATAGACTCTAAATCCATACTGGAAATATTATCCCGAATAAATTTCTCTTCTTCTAGAGATAATTGTCCTCGTTTTTTTGACATTCTAAGATATTCTCCTGCACATACTTTTGTAGTTTTTTGATATCTGTTTTGTTAACTTTACTGCCATGTTTAATTTTCAGGTAAATTTCCCGATATTCCCCCTTAAGATCTTTTTCAATTTTGCCCAGCAATTCTACATTAGAAAGATCTACTAGCAAGTTATCTTCTCTGTGATTAGCAATAGCCTTTTCGTTTTCTATGCTGGTAGGCTTCATGATATTCTGTTTGCTAGAATTTCTGACATACCATTTTTTGTACAGAGAACAGTCTATGACTTGGGCGAATTCGGTGCATTGATTATCAGATTTTAGGTAATCTTTATCATAATGTGGACAACTTAGGCATGGTTTGTCTGGGCGTTTAAAGTTATCTCTCTTGAAGTTGAATAGTCTATTACGGAGATGTGTCCAAAGGAAGTTCTCTAGGGGTTTTGAGCTGTCATAGTTTTTTAAGCCTTCTATGGCAAATATGGCTGCTTGCTGGTACATATCTTCATATGAGTGATAGCCAAATATGAATTTATAGCCTAATTTTTTAACTATGCGATGAAGTATCTCGACAAATTCTTTTTCATCAATATTATGAGGAAGTTTGGTTTTGTTCATTCTTTTGGATAATTTCCTCCAGGGGTGCGTTTTGCTCGCTATCTAGATCTGAGGCGACAGATTTCTCGAGTTCTTCTGAGGCAACAATTTTTAATTCTGAATTAACTGGTGTAATCAT